GAAGTCGGCGTCACCTGTGTCGATTTCTTCGGCTAGTTCCATCATTGCAAGGTAGTCAGCCAACACAGGGTTGAGCTTCGCCGCCTCGCGGATCGCGACCCGTTCTTCCGTTGTGAACCGTCGTAGATATTCCAGTTTGGTAAGGGTTCGTGGAACCGGCGCGGGCGTGGGATCGCCCTCTTGCGGCACGTAGACAATCTGGATTTCCTCGGCGACAGATAACGCCGGATCGTCAAGGTCTGCTTGGTCTATTCGATCCGCTTCGTAGCGCCGCACTTCAGCGCCTGTTGCTTTGCTAGTCACGATGAAAATCATTTTCTATACTCGCTCGGTAGTTGGTTGCGTTCCCACTCACTAAAGTAGGAAGCCTTGCAGTGCTGGTCTTGCCAGAAGAAAAGCGCGTCGATTACGACCTGCGCGATTTTCCAGGTGGGCGAAACAAGGCGAAGTCGCCATGCGCGGGCGCTCAGCGTTTCATCTGGCGTCGACCCGAGCAGCGTATTGAGTAGCTGATCGAAAGCAATGGCGACGTTGCGCAAGCTCATTTAACCTTCTCCTGCTTCCGTATCCAGCCCTGCAGCGTGATCAGTTGCTCGGTGGTTTCGGCGCACTGGGCGGCGAGAGCCAGAGAGTCGGTGGCGAGGCCATCAATGCCTCCGGTGGGGCCGGAAATTCCGGGCATTGGCTGTACGTTAGCGTTCCGCAACCGCCTAGCCCAATCGTTGCGAGTAGTGTCAAGAGCAGCTTTCCACGCATTTGTCGTGTCCTCAGTGATCTGTTTCTGTTCGGCGATAACCCGCTTCGACAGCTCGGCAGCGACCCCGCTACGGGCTTCGACCAGTTGCATGTCTTGCACCGCCATGCGCCACAACGAAAAGAAAGTCGCGTTGGCTACCAGCAGGGCGATGATCACGTACTGGAAGATCGGCAGCGGCGGCATCACTTGGTCAGCTTGTCGTTAGAGATGAAACGCAGCATTGAGTTGGCCACGGGCAGTGCGATCATCAGGAGTACATACCCGTGCTCGCCCACGTAAGGCTTGAGCAGCCCGGTAGCTGCTTCCATTGCGGCGACCATGGCGACCACGGCATTCAGCCAGAGGGTTTTGGATTTCCACCACTTCTTCATAGACACCTCGCCCACGTCATAACAAACTCATAGACCGTAATACAGACTCCGCCGAAGGCTAAGGCCACCACCCCGTAGATCGCCCAGATTGCCCGCTCGGGCACTACTTGATCTCCAGGGTCACGCGCTCGCGGCGCAATTCTGCCGCCTTGATCATCGAGATAACACGGTCGACAGTAGCCGCGCATTTTGCAACGCCAGTTGAAGTGCGAACTTGCCCGAGGAGAATGCAACCGAGTGAGTCTTCCGCACGATTTCCGCCGTGCATCCGAATGCCGGTGAAAGACTCAACGCCCAGAACAGCGGGTAGTTCGCGTTGAAAGCGCGTGGAGAAGGATACCTCGAGGTCGTAGACGCCTCTGGCGATTGCGGTTTTTCCATAAACTTTTGCCCCTTTGTTGCCTTGGTCTTCCAGGCGACGGTCTTCATCTTCACAGGTGTAACAGGTGCGCAGCCCGTCGACGTAAAGCTCGCCGGGTGTAAAGGATTCGCCACCGGCTACGCGGATCGTGGGGAGGCGTATCAGGATGAATTTCATTTGATGACCTGCCCTGCTAATGCGCCGAGCCCTAGCTTGTACATAAGCGCCAGTGCCGCGACCGTTGCGATAATCTTGATGACGCCGAACACAGCAGCGACACCGTTCTTTGTCACTTCCGCCTTGGCTGTTCTCCAGAAATCAGCCTCTTCTTTAGCCGCATTGATCTTGGCTTGGTGGTAGGCAGCGTGCTTCTCAGGGCCGTCAGGGAAAGCGCCTTCGACCACCACTATGCGTTTTTCGAGTAAGTGGCATTGTTGGCACTCTTTGCGCCGGTCGAATATCTTGCCTTGAGGGGTGTCTACTAAGGGGACGTCGGTCACGTCGTTACCTCTTTGGTTACGTAAATCTTTCCCGTGTACAGTTTGGTCACGACGGCGCTAGGGCTGACCATTTCTAGGTCATAGACGCCTGACTTCCATGTCAAGGCAGCGGTGTCCGCCGCACTGATTACTACGGTGATTGTCTTTTTGGTTTGATCCAGTACGATCCCGCCGTTCTCCGTTGTCAGCGTCTTGAGTACCGTACCGCCGACCTTGTCCTTCACGGCCATTCTGGCGCTGTATCCGGTCAAGTTCTCAGGGGCGTTGTACTGCAGGATGCCAGACGAGGCGGTGTGCGGCTTGAAGCCTGCAGCGTCTACGCTGTTAAAGGAGATTTCTGTCGGGCTGACCAACTTGGCAACACGGCGGTCCTTGTCCTTGACCGCATTCGCCTCGGCATTGATCTCTGTCATTCCCTTAGAATTTGTGACAGCGCCTTTCCATCCGTCAGGCATTCCATGGGCTATGGTGGTCGTGATGTGGAGCGGCGCAGTCTGCGTCATGGTCGCTATGGGGACGTACACAACCTCTTCTGTCTCCCATTGAATCGTCAGGGCGAATGTCTCGCCCTGTGTTACCGGGAGGTCTTTAGATTCCGCCATACGCTACCTCGCGGTTTTTGTGCTTGTTGCGCTCCCACTCTGCCTTCGAGAAGGCGCAGTAGGACTCGAAGTCTTTCTTGAAGCTGTCCGCCCTGCCGCGATCAAATGTCTCGGCATCGGCCTTGCTGTACCCGAGGTGACGCATCCACAGGCCGAGGTGGGCGTGGTGCTCGTCACCGATATCATCAAATTCGTAGGTCACGTCGCTGCCGTCGATCTTGACGAGAGGGAGGCGATAAATGCTGAGCTGCGCTACGTCGTCTGTGATGGGTTTCTGAACCCATTTGCACATGCCACGTTCCTGGCCAATGCGCATGTAGCGCACGACGCCAGAGGTATTGTCGTCGTACATCGACAGGTCGCGACCGTAGTCGTGGTCGCGGTACATGGCGGTGTCGAACTGGTTCACTATCTTGATCTCGCCAGAATCGGAGACTCTGCGGGCGGACATGATGCGCAGGACAGCCTTGCTATATGTGGCAGTGGATTCGCCGGCGACGATGTCGACGCGGGTAGCGTCTGACGAGGCGTCAGCAATCCCGCCCATGAGCCGCACGAACATCCGGTACGCGTCGTTCATGTACCGGAAGACTTCACGGTCCGACCAGAGGTACGGCTTGGCCGTATCCACCATGTCGTCGCGAAACTGATCGTACAGCTCTTGGACGTTCATGGCTTAGGCGTTCTGCTCTTCGACGTATTCACGCCACAGGACTTCTACTTCTTTGCGGTCGAGGGCGAAGTCGACAATCTTTTTCAGTGCAGGCACTGACGGTACGCCTTGGCCGGTGAAGTCGTCACGGCTGTTGCGGGCCTGGAGCACCTTGAAGGCGGCGATCAGCTGTGCAGAGCGCTCGTCCTGGGACAGTTCAGGTACTTCTTGCAATTCGGGGTCGAGGATGTCGCTGTTGCCATCGAGGGACACAGCACCGAACATCAGAACTTCCTTGCGACACTCGGGCGGTACGTAGGTCGGGACATCTTTCTCGAAGCGAAGGATGTGACCGGTGCCAGAGCGGTGGACGTAGTTCCGGTTCATAACAAATTCGGACATTATTAAATCTCCAGAGGGTTAAGAGCGAGGTGGGAAATCCCACCTCGCTTGGTACTACTTAGGCCGGTACAGACTCGTTGGCGCGGTCGTCGATCGTGTAATCAACACGGAGACGAACCTTGCCGGCGGTGGCCGTGGCGGCCAGACCAGCCGTAGTGATACGGATGTTCTGACCGTTATTGGCCAACAGTGCCTTGGTCAGCAACAGCGGGGTGCGGGCGTTGGCAACGGCTGCGTCGAGGTCGTACGCGGCAACGAGTGCTGCGGTATCGCCTGCGATGCCGACGTTCAACGTAGCGCCTGCGCCGATGCCGGCGAACGCGGTCTCGACGATCAGCTCGCCGCCGTTGATAACTGCGCCCTTGGGCATGTTAATCGCGTCGAAGACCGCGCCGGTGGCGGCGGTAAGGCCTGGTTCCAGCGGGTCGGTCGAGTTAGCAACGGTTGAACCGAGGGTCTTCTTCAGGCCATCGACTGAGTCAACGACCCATTCGTTGAAGGCGAAGACGAACTCGGACGACATGACGTACTGCGAGGAGCGGGATGCTTGCTTTTTCATTGCTAGGACTCCTTATTGAGCGAAGTCGACAGCGATGACGCCGAAGTCTTCAGTGGTGCCGCCAGAGTACTGGCTGTAGAACTTCGGCTTCTTGAAGCCCACGATCTTGCCGGTAGAGATACCCTGCTGGTTGTCGTAGTCGAAGCCCTTCTCGTTCCACTCAGGATTGCCGATGTCGGCGAAGCCCAGAGCCTGTGCACCGCAGAACAACACGCGGCAACCGTCGACTGCACCGCCTGCGCCCCACTTGGAACCGGCAGCCGCAGTGCGGGTATTCGGTACGTGGCGGAACTCGTGGAAGTACATGCCGTCGATCTTGACGGTGCCCGATGCGAACAGCGGATTCTTGTCACCACGCGGTTGAGCGTGACGCAAGTTCAGCATGTAATCGTTGTCGAGCTTGAGCTTGGCAAACGCCTGTGGGGACAGGAAGATATGGAAGACTTCTTCGCCGCCGTTCTCACGCACGCCACGGATGTAGTAATCCTTGGCGATGGCTTTGAGCTGGACGAAAGCATTCCAGGTCGGGTAGTCACCGGTGCCGATTGCGCCGCCAACGATGGTGCTGTTGGTCTTTTGACCCGGCTCTTTCAAGGTCTTCGAAGCCTGATCCCAGGTCAGAATACGCTTGGCAGACGGTGCGTCGAGCGTGGTCGGGGCAAACTCGAGGTACGGCAGGTCAGAACCGACGCGGGTGCCGCCAGAGTTCTTGACCGAGTACTGCATACCGGCCAAAGACAGGAAGCCCATCTGGTCGATACGGTCGCCGAGCCAGTAGGCCAGCTTGTCGCGGGATTCACCACGGAAAGAGACGACAGACTTTTGGTCAGCCATGCGGCCTTCGTGACGGTTGGCGTGGCGCAGTTGGTCGATCTGGATAACCTGATCGAACGACTTCATTGCCTCTTCGTTGCCTTCCAAGGTGCGGTCGCCGGCAATACCGTCGCCTTCGAGGTCGGTCAGCAGAGTGATAACGGCGCGGGCGCCCTTTTCCGATTGCTTCAGCTCGGTAACGTGCTGAATCATGGAATTGGAATCTTTACCGAGGAAGTTGTTCAGGAAAGACGTGTTGCGGGCTTGGGTCCAAAGGTCTTTGGACCAGACGGTTTTTTGCTCTGAGGTCAGGGCACTAAAATTGGTATACGACATTGGCGGTTCTCCTTGAGTTGTCGTAGTTCGCTTCAGAGTCTGTAAGACTCATCCCACACATATCGCTGTGCTTGCGTCCACCTGTGTCGCTGGTGAAATTGCGAAGTACGACTGATACGGAGCCGAACCGCCTGCTGTGTCGTCGCAGGGAACGAGTGACTGGCTATAATCCGCCAGTCAGGGATTTAGAACTGCGGTGGGAGGTTTCCCATTCCCACGGCCCGGAACGATGTCCTATGCCTTGTCGCAGTTCATGTGCGCCACTCTATCAGAGACTGACAGAGAGTTCAACAATTTAACAAGTAAAAGACGGAGGAACGCTTGGTTTCCATTCCAGCGGCCCTCGTACACCCGGCGGATAGTGCAGGTTCGACGGCGTCTGGTGATTTGGCGTCACCTTGTCGAATACCGTGCCCAGGTGCTCAGTGATGATTTGCCACTGCTTGTCCGACGGTGCACCTGTACCAAGGCGCTCT